GCAGTTCTACGCCTTCGTGAGGATTGATACCACGGACGTTAAGTAAATCTTCTGGAAGTCTAAAAACATACTGCCAACCTCGGCCTGTCTCGTACCAGATAGGCATTGTGGCATTGAAGCCACCTTGTCTTTGACACCACCCGAAGGCTGCAGCACTGTCAATATCGACCGCCATTAAGCCGGATACTGAACCCCAAATAGCGCCCCAGTTGCAATCTGGGTAGCCTTCTCGCCAGGCTTCTACTTGTTCAAGGGTTGCGGCCTGGTTCTGGTACCGTCGCCATTTAAAGCCTTCTAGGGGCGTTTTGTCCTCACTCTTAAGTGGTATGAGCGCAAAGAAGTCAGCTAGCTCGCAAACATCCGGGGACTTATGACCCAAATTTAAGAAGGTAGAAAAGTCCGTTGTATAGCTTTTTGTTGAATGTATCGGTGTTTTAGTCAATTTTGCAAAGGGTGCTTCTTGACAACAAGGCCCCTTACATTGTAAACTCGCAGTAGTGATCGCGTGTCTACAATGTGTAGCAAAGCTTCGGGTTTCGGCTCGAAGCTTCGCTCTTTATAGGGTTATTTGCCTCAGTCCGCATTCACCCTCCCCTCATCTGTGATTTTCATTACAATCCATCCTAATGATTTCGTGGCCTATTGACAAGGGGAGGGGATGGTTGACTGCCCTTGTTCCCTGGTTAACGTGTGCATCCCCTCCGCCGCTTGCAATTAGCTTCTTTCTGCCTCGATTTCCGTCGCGGCTTCCCTCGTCAAATGTTTCTCCTCAGTCCTGGGGCTTTTTGGCGGTTAATGGATTCAACATACTTCATCAGCCCACTCTTATGAGATACGCCCAGCAAATGAGTCAATGCCCACACGAGAGCATCAAGCCTGTTCGGGCTGTGTGAACTGCCTGGCGCCCACTGCAAGAGCTCTTCTTCCAGCTGCGTGAAGGTTCCCACGTGATGAACTTCGCCCTTAGAATAGCGGGTTGCGATCGGTTCAGCCCTCACATACTTACCTCGACTAGCGCTTACCGTATCGATTGTAGGCGAAGCGTCAACGGCTTCAATGTTAGACTTAACCAGCTGACCGCCAAAGTTTGATTCAACTATGATCCTGTTCGCGTTCCATCGATCGTACGCACCGATAACTGCTTGCGCCCAGGCTATCGGTGTGTAATGGCCGCTCACGTCCTCTAAAACGTAGCCGTGCCGCGCTTCATCACGTCCAGCAACGACAATCCCACATTCGTCTGCCTGGGGGTTATCACTGCCAGAAGGATCCACACCGATAACAATCTCCGATAAAGCGTGCTTCGGATAGGCTAGAAGCCTGTGCTTGTCGATCATGTCAGCCGTCCACAAGGCGCCGGGTACTTCTTCTATATCTTCAGCCATTATCTCTTGCTTGAACGCCGTTGGGCTCATATCAAATTTGATTGCATCAATTGCAATCTTGGCTAAGTGCGGATTATCATAAGAAGTAAAGTGAAAGCGTTCCCATCTTGGATCTTCGGCAACCTTCTTCCAGAGCTTCGCTGCGTGAAGCGGATCCCTGGCTTTGGTAGTGGATCTTGACTGCAAGCTTGCCGGCGTGTACACAAAAACAGCATCACCATCATTGTCGATTAGCATCGGGGCCCCAACTTCTGACCACGCGGTCTCATCCATTAACTGATACTCGTCGAATATGATTAGGTCGCCGTAGTCACCTCTTAGGGTATCTGCGTTCCAAGCGGTCTTTGCTCTTATACGCTGCTCAGTCCCCGACCGCTCGATTGTATGCAACGTCTCATTCTTGACGAACACCCCGCGCTGAATAGGATCAGCTAGTGCCTTGCTCACTTCTAACCAAAACCGCTGCAGCTGCTCGGATGTAGTGTAGGAACCGCATACAACACACGCTGGTTGGCAAGAAAGCGCTGAACGGCCAATATCGAAACGCCCGTGGTCTTTCCAGATCTTCGGCCAGCTCGAATTATCTTGCGCTTGGCCTTCGATCCAATGAAGGTTTTCTGCTCATCATGTGGTGTTGGAAGCTTAACTCTGACTTTGTTCATAGGTCACTACCAGCTCAATCGGCCCTTTAAAGTCCAGATCCTTGCGATCCCGCCATTGTTCGGGTCGTCGGTTCTTTAGCCAAAAGATGCAAGCCGTTACGTCGGGTACATAGTATTTACCATCTTCACCCGTGAAGCCGATTGCCCTCTGATAAAGGGATCGTTCTACATTATCGTCTGGACCCTGTTTGCCCGTTTTTAGGGCCTGACGAAGCTCGGGGTATTTCTTCTGCCATCGAAACAGCGTTCTATCCGTGACCCCAAGCACTTTTGCGATCTCTAAAACGGTCGCCCCTTTTGCCGCCAACTTTTCACAAATGTGCGGGTGGACATGTTCGTTGTACGAAGGATTTCCTTTCGCCATGTTTTACCTCTCTCTAAGGGGGCCAGGCCAGGAGTGGACCCGACCCCCGGGAAGATGTGAAGATGTGCTCGGCTGGCACTTTTCGTGCTAGTCGAACAGTGCTCATCGCTCATCGTTTTTCTGTTGCGGCCACAGCTCTCTCACGCTGCTCCGCGGTTTGCCGTTTATCGAGCGCTTCCTTCCAGCTGCTAACTGCAAACAATGAGCCTGCAGTGGGATCATTCGAGCAAATTAGTTTCTCTAATTCTTGTGAGCTTTTGGGGTTGATGTAGCTTGCAGGTGGAAGCTCTGCTTTTTCGCTATCGGTCGTATACTCTAAATATCGAATCTTGTCGGCTGCTTCCTGCAAAGCTCTGTTCGTTCGTTTGTAAGCCTGGACGATCGGAGGCATTTTCTCTCTTATTTCTCCAGCGAGCTCTCGCCACGCTTTGCGGGTTTTTTCCTGGGCTTTTACCCGCGCGGGAAAAGCAGCTATTTCTGCAGCGAGCTCTTCCCGCTCAACTTCAATTTCAAAAGCGGGGATTTGCCCCTCAAGCGCAATTTGGCGGTTTTCTAAATGGCCAAGCTCTGCCCTTTGTTCTGTGACTTGCGCAAGCAAGGCTTTTGCTCTTTCGTCTGAATAGTCGGCTAACCCAGCGACCACGTCGATGTATTGACTTTGTACAGATTCAACCTGCTCTTTTCGCTCGACCTGCTCTTGCTTGACCCGCTCAATCTCTGCGTGAAGCCGGGCAAGGCGTTCCTTTGCGGTTGGTAGATTCTCTGGCTGTTTAGCTTTGGACGTCATAATCCTTCCCTTGCCAATTAAGTTTGTGCGAGTATCCGTCCTTTCGCGGTTCGCCACTTTTCGGCTGAACCCCACTAGCTAGAGCAATCTCGACCAGCGAAACGGGAATACCCACTTCACGAGCAATGTCCGCATGTGGCAAGCCAATTGCATGCCCGTGCTTGATCCCGACCTTTTCTTCGACCGTTAGGTCTGTATACGACAGCCCTTTTTCAATAATTTCTTGAATATCCTCTTGGGTCGCGCCATGGCCGACCATTGCAGCTATGTCTTTGTTATCTAAGCCGCCGTCATGCCCTTTGATGATTGCGTGCTTGTCGCGCACAGAAAGCGGTTTTGCTATTGTCATTGTATCCCTCCAAGTCAGGCTCTATAACATATAACAACAAGCCCGGCTGTCGGCTGAAAGGTCAGCCCTATATTAGAAACATACGATGTATTACTAATAATGTCAAGGGATGTATTAGCAATACTATATACGCTATCGTTTGACAGTGTAACAGTCGGCGTGTACTCTTCAGCCAAGAGGGAGCAAATGGGAAATGAAGATCGGCAACGGCTAAGTATCGTTTTTACTGAAGAAGCAAACGAAATGAGCTTATATGAGCGGCTTTGCCAGGTAGCCAAGGATCAGCGCCGGTCGCTTAACTGGGTCACGCTGGAAGCAGTCCGGCTGTATATCGAAGCGCACGAGCAGGAAAAGTAGCGCCGGCGCTAGTTTTGAACCCCCTCTCATCCACTGAGAGCCCCGCTGTCGCTCTTGACAAGGCCAACCGTCCTATTGTGGCCGCTTGTCATGCGTTACGTTAAACACATGATGAGTACGACAATCCAAGAAGTAGCCAAGGTTTTAGGTGTATCGGTCCGGGGTGTGCGTTTACGTGTTGACGCGCTACGAGAGATAATCGACGTGCACCTGCGACAAGGTGAGAATAACCGCATACTATTTGACGGTGAAGCACTGGCAATCCTGCGCCGTCTTGAAGAGTTACGCAACGCTACGGAAATCAGCATACGACAAGCCGCGTCACAGGTGAGGGAAGAGTTAGGCTTCAACAAGGTCAACGAGCCAAGTCAATCCACGTTACAACCAGCGTCAACGGACGCCCTTGCAGTTGAAAATAAGCTACTAAAGCTCCAAGTTGCACGCTTGGAAGAAGATGTTCGTTGGTTGCGTGAACAGGTTGACGCTTTGCGCCCTCTGGCGTTACCACAGCCCCACAAATGGCTTCGTAGGCTAATACCGTTCTTGGCTAGGGGTTA